CTTGAAATTGTCCAGCTCTATGCGAACTAATTCCTCCTTTCGCTCACTTATTTTATCATCCGCATCCTGTGCCATCTGTTCAACCCAGTAATTGCATGCTATGGACAACGCATCCAAGCGGTCATCATGGCGTATAGAGCCTCTTCCACTCGTTATCCGAGTCATCTGATGGAACAACATGTAGTGCAACTGTTGTTCTGGAGGGTGGACTTGAGCGCTTTTGTAGTCCTTTTCTATAACACTTGGGTCGATAACAAGCCTGTGACCTCCTAACAACGGCTCCAACGTGTCAATAATTCGCTTCTCTTTCTGGATATTATGTCTAACTTCCTCAATCGAACACGGATATTGTTCCTTTAATAGCGGAGTAATGAGCTGAGTGAACATACCGTCACCGAAATTGGACTCCACAACGATCTTGTTGACCTTGTTCCGCTTGGCAATGTCTACCAATTCCATAAGAGTCTTCGAATCGTAACCGCCTTGTAGACCTCCAGCCTCAGGAACATACAGGGTGCCGTTAAGCATCTTTGTTACTGCGTAGCCTGTCTCGTCTTTTCCTCGACCAGACGGGTCAATGGACATAACAGAGCCAGTATATGGCACCATATCCCCAACAATCTTCATCGGTCTATAGAATCGGTCACCACGCAGCCCCACACACGGAAGGGATTGCTGTTCTAAGTCAGCACTTGCAGCCCAAACAAGCTTCTCAGGCGCTAAGTCACGGTCTACATCGTGAATAATCAGGTTACGTAGTTTTAACGGGAACCTATCTATATCAGAAAGGGACGGATTGAGCATAAATTGCAGAGCGTAACCAACTGATCCATACGAGATCTTACGTTCGTTGAGGTCAAGCTCCGTGAATCGACTCGGTTCCGTAGGAAGCGGAATAACCGAATCACTGACACACAGATCAGACACTGTTCCTCCGTAGACGTTGTCGTTCGTCTCAGGGGTCACCGTCTCGGAAGGCCACACTTTCAGGTTGTAGCCACGCTCTGTGAGCTTGCGGTAGACCGAGTCCTCACACTGAGGCGTTCCAAGGAAAAGGATCTTTGCATCGTCATTAGGTTTTAAGATAGCGTCAAATTCTTTGATCTGTTCACTAAGCTTATCACGCATCCCTTGGGTCGCAGAGTTGGTCGGAACTTCGATGTCGTCAGCGATAATGATATCAGCACGACTACCTGTCAGCTGAGAGGTAATGCCAAGCGACTTCACAGAAGGGGCATGGGACGCAGGAGCCAAGCCTACGTCGAAGGAGACCTTACTGAATCGTTGGTCTGTTCTAGGCTTAAGAGCTCTAAGAATTTCCAACTCCTGCAACAGTCTCAGCGTAAAAGTCGAGAAATCATCAGCACGAGTTTTAGAAGCCGAGACGACAAGGATATTTTTTGACGCATCGAGCAGAAGCTGATGCACCACGAAAGCAGAACAAATCCAACTCTTACCCACACCTCGAAAACCCTGAATAACACCTCTTTTAGCGCCATACTGCATATACTCAGCAATGTCGTATTGAATCGGTGTAGGGTCTCTTTTAATCTGCGGTAAAGAGTGCCATACATAATACAGGAAGTTTCTAAAGTCCTTGAGCTTGGTATCTTGTATGTTCACGTTCTGATGATGATGATGCGTCGTCAAATGGAAGAATATCTACAAGATTCTTTAATGGGCTGTCTGTGTCAACACTGCACGTAATCTGATTATCCTTTAGCAACTGACGAGCTACGTTCAACACCGTCGGGTTAGCTTCTCCAGAACGAATCTGTTCAAGCAGTTCCGTTATGGTAAGAGCCATCAGCTCTTCAAGAAGTTCTTTATTCGGTTTACTCATTTCTGTTATTGTTGGGTTAAGTTAACGAGCTGAGAAAGGACATCCTCTCCTGCTCCACCTTTAGCTTTAGCTTTTGCCATGCGAAGGAGCTGATGCTTTTCCTTTATCTCAGGAAACTCTTTGAACATTTCATTCAACGCAGCAGAACGGTAGCGACGGATTATGTTATTGAGAATATCAACACGAGGACTCTTGAAGCCGCCTTCGTTAAAGGTAGACAACCCCTGATAGTTCTTCGCTTTTATAGTCCGCTCCAATCTCTGCCTAAGAGTCAAGCCGCCAAGCTTAACTGTTCCTGACAGTTCAAGGCGACGGTCGTGAGCTGTTCGTCCTTGGTCGTTAACAAACTCGTCAAGGTTTATCATACGATCCAACTCAGGGCGAGGATTTGTGAATCCGTGTTCCAACTGAGCCAACTCTTCGAACACGATATCTCCCTTTCGAGTGGACATCCGTGACGGGTTAAAGGGGCCAACGAACGGAACTTGTTCTGCAATGATAGGCTCGCCAAGAAGGTTACGCTTCGGGTCAAGTCGGTTGCCGCCAGTTGGAAGCTTCTTTAAAATAGCGTCCGCAAGGTTGCGAGTTTCCCGAACCGTTGTGTCACCTACAACGGACTGACCTTGGTAAAGAACGTTCGGGACAAACCCAGCAGCAAAGTTCTGGACAAGCTTTTCCATTCTGTTCTCAGGGTCAGACAGTGCATCCGAAAGAAGAGTCAGACCAGCAAGATACGATTTCTCTGTAAGATTTCGAGTCATCGATATCGTTGCAGCAGAGAACACTTGTTCAGCCAACGTCGTGTCTAGTTCGTTTCCTTGGTCAAGCTGCTCAACAAGGTCAACAAGAACACCAAAGTGTGTTCCGATTGGGTCGAGTCCCGAGAAGCTGAAATACTTGTCTCCTACTCGGAACGAATACTTCTGCCACCCAGTCTGCTCAAGTGTCTTCAGTTCGTTACGGTCAACAGGCCCGCCACCTGTAAGGAGATCGCGGTTAGCATACACCATGTAAAGAAGCGTAGAATTGATCATTGCAGACGTTGTCATCTTTCCAATCGCTCGTGACTTCTCAAGAGGATCTCGTGAGTCAAGCTTGCGACGTATGTCCTGTTGAGTCTGTTTCAACATCGGCAGATCTGGCATACGTGCCAAGATGTTTCGGCTCATTTCAGGAGCAGCGAACGTAGCACGATCAAACGAGAACTTAAGAATATTGATAGGAGTCCGAACAAACGGGAACACAAACTTAAGAAGCGGCACCGCAGAGGTCATAGCTTGAGCCAACTCCGCAGCCTTACCCGCATCGTTAGTGAACGTTCCGTATCGAGCTTGCTCAAGAGAGCGAGCAGCAATGTTGTCAATTTCTTCAAGGCTTTCAAAACCGAGGCCACCTTCTTCAACCGACTTAAGAGCTTCGCCACGTTTAGCAGTCTCTTGATCGATCAGTGCTTGAACACGACGTCCACGTTCAGAAGGTTTGAAACGTTCGCCACCTGCTTTGATCAGATCTTGTTCTTCCTTTGCTACAGCCTCTTGAGCGTATTTAATAACTCCAGAGTTGTTGAAGGCACGTTCTCCATCCACAAGGACTTTGTCCAAGCCACTGGTGACGTATTCGGCGAGAGCGTCTGGATCTTTGATCCCCAGCTTCATTCCCTTCAAGGTCAGCTCAAGCTTCGCATTCTGACGGAACATGGATTGCTTGAACACCTCGTCCATCGACATAAGAAGCTTGGTAGGAATGTTCACTACGTTTTCACCAAACCAGTTAAAAGATTCCCGAATCGATTGCTCAGGAGCGCCGTTGAACAACATGGGACGCTCTGTCTTAGCTCCTGATTCGAGAGGGGAACGACCTACGTCAAGGAACTGGTCTCCCTGTTTGTAAGCCTTCAGGAAGAACTGCATACCTTCGCGGAACGATTCCAATGTCGCCATCTCTTTAAGAACTTGCTTAGTGATGGCTGGATTCACAAACACACCACCAATCGCAAGCTCGACCTGAAGCAGAGTCTGAGTAAGGTAGTTACCAACACCATTCTTCATAAAGGATCTTGGGCCTGAAAGAAGTGAGTTAATATACCAGTTCTGAGCTTTCTCCATGAAGCCGTTCGGGTCAGCAGTCTTAGCTTGTTTGACAATACCAAGTGTGTTGTTGATCACATCATCAGGATCGCCAGCGGCAAGGATACGATTTATAAGAACCTCAAACTTCACAGAAGTGTTGTTGTCCATGTATTCTGCTACAATCTCTTTTGAGCGTAGTTCTACGTCACTTAGCGAAAGTTTATTGCGTTTGAACTGAGTTGATTGCAAACCTTGACCAAACCCTCGGCGAAGGTTGGAACCAGCCGCAACAAGGTGAAGCATCTTTTTCAGTTCACCAACGAACTGAGCTTTGTCTTGGTCGGTAATGGCTGTTCCCTTTTTGGTGATTTCGTTAGCCATTGACCAGATGTTATCAGCTTGATCAGTTGCAAGGGATTCTACCACATACATACGAGCAGCGATCCGTCGTAGCTCGTTTGCATCCTTTGTGGCTGCGTTAACCTCAGAGGTGATGAAGTCTTTGTCAGTTCCAGTAAGCGCACTAAACCGATCTACAGCTTGCATGATGCCGCCCTTTTCGAGACGATCAGCATTCAGCTTTGGATTAGCTTTCAGCTCTTGCTCGATCTTTGTTTCGGCAATGGCAAGAAGCTCTCCCAAGTCTCCAGTTGTTTCAACTTCCTTGATAGAGTTACGAACACCTGTTATAGCAATTCGTCCTCCACGCTTCAACCCTTCAGTATCCAACTGGATCTCGTTAGCCGCATTGCTTATTATTTGTGCGTGACGATTGTCAGCTCGTTGCTGGAATGCACGACTGCTACGGGTTCCGAACATTTTATTAGCGACATCTGTCTTATAATCTTTACGAGAATACCGCTTCTTTGTATTCGATACCAAGTCAGAGT